TTTATTTGGAGTCAAGAAAAAAAAAACCTAAATATAAGATGTTAGTTACAAAATTAAATATAAATATAAATATGTTTAGGTGCTTACCTTTATTTCCGGATATTCTCCTTCTGTTTTTTGTTTTTTGATTTTTGATTTTTGATTTTTGATTTTTGATTTTTGTTTTTTGATTTTTTTGATTTTTAAAATTTATCTACACCTACTTATTCTACGACCCTTCTTGGCTTTTTCTTTGGGGCTGATTCTGATGATATGGTGCCATAGTCTATATTGAATTCATTGTAATCATGCGCGCTTTTTAGGATCTCTATTTCGTCATGTCTCAAGTCTCTTATTCGTTGCGCATTATTCTTGTAGATTTCCTCGGTGACATCTGAGGGTTTGATTTTAAAATATACGGACAACAATCTGATCATCTCTGGGTCCATTTTGTATGCTAGCTTTTCTTCCTTTACATCTGCAGTTGTAACTGGAACTGCAACTGCAACTGTAACTGCAACTATATCTGGTAGTGCGGGTGCGATTATTACTGGATTGACCAAGTATACATTTCGAGATACTATTTCTAAATTATTTTTCAATTCCGGGTAGTCGACATGAATTGTTTTTTTATTTTTTGATACGCCCAATATGGTTGTTGTATTTTCCTTTCCTTCGCGATTTTTAAAAACAACTTGAGACCCAATATATTTATCCACATTTTCAGGGGTTATTTTAATTCTTCCGTCTTTAGGCAGTCTGCGGTCTCTGAATCCTTGATTGACATCCTGTTCACAGTAAACAGGGTCTAAGCGGCGCTCTGCGTAAGGTCTTCGGTCTCTTTCTTCTAATGTCAGGCTGTTTAGAAGCGCGGTTGCTGCGTCCACATTTTTATCTACTGTTTTTTCTTGGTCTCCGAAATCGATCCGAATTTTGGGTTTCCTATCATACAAAGAGTCAGGTTTTGGGGGTTTAGGCGCCCAAGTATTCAGGGACGCCTTCCAAAACCACGGGTCATCATATACGATTTTAAGATCCTTACCTGAGAGCAAAAGGTCCTTGGCTTTCTGTGCGTCAGCTGTTTCAGTCCAGTCCTTGATATGAACAAAGATACGCTGATATGCGTCACCCTTTTCGTTCTTGCGTTGGACCATGTCAACACGCGCAATGCTGAATATATCAAGCTTATCAAAGACCTTTCTTACACGAGCTTCCGTGATGTTAAGAAAAGCACGAGGAATGCAAATGCTCATAGCGTTGTTGGAAGAGTTCATTTTATTATTTATGATTAAGTTATTTAAGTTCGATGAATAAGTTTTAAACGTTTTATAGAGTGTAATAATACTACTCATTCTAATACAATAAAGTATTTCAATTTTTTTATTTTTATATGTAAAAATCTTGTCACTAAAAATTTGTAAAAGAGGACAAAATTTAGTTCCTTATAAAATTTTAGTGATATATATTTTTTCCCTTATTTGACAAAAAATTGAAATACTTTGTTATGTATTTGTGAGTAGTAATATTACACTCTATACTTTTCGTTATAAACACTTTTTAGAACCATTATTCATAATCATATTCATATTAATATCTATAATGCCTTGCCAATACTGTAAATCAATCGAACATACGCTGTCTCAATGCGGTGCCAATATAGAGATGTATTGGGATCCGATTAGACGCCTCATCGAAGCCAATCCATTCTCATTTCGACATCAGTTCCTATCGCTTAACGCATATCCGAAGACCGTATTGTCTCTCATTTGTTCACGAATCGGACTCCGAACATCGCTGCCAAAATGGACGCTCATTGAAAACATTATTGTTCATTATTTCACGCCTAGGTTGCAAATTGATCCCGTGTTTTTGCCACTAGGAATGGATGTTAGAGCCGCCGTTTTTCATTCATATACGAGCTTACAAACGTGGAACATTCATGATCAGCCACATGTATACAGCTTTCAGCACAATACCTTACATTTGCTCGAGATATACTATAGAAATGCATTCGGTCGAGATAACCTGCGTGAACTGGCGGAGATGCGTAGATTAATTATTTCACAGGCACAGCCTGTAGTAGCACAGCCTGTAGTAGCACACCCTGTAGTAGCACACCCTGTAGCATTTGTCTCTAATAAAGCTCACCTAAAAAAGTTAAAAATTAAGGCGATGATCGATAAAAAACTACAGGTTCAGGAGTGCTTTATGTGCTGCGAAGAGAAAATAAATATGAGACTAGGATGCTCACATGAATATTGTGCGGATTGCTTAGTCGGGACTGCTAAGGTAAGAACAAAATCATTCATTACTTGTGCTGTATGTAGGGCTGAAGTCGCGGAAGTCAATGTAGCAAGCAAGGAGCAGAAGGCGATCTTATTGGAGCAAATTAAGAAGGAGTAGATATAGTAGATATAGTAGATATAGTAGATATTTTAATATAAATTATTTATTTTTTATCCTTTATTATGATTATGAATTGTAAAATATTTTTTCTTTATTATAACCATCATTAATTTAATATATTTAGTAAATAGTAAATTTATTATTTTTAAGATAAAATTTATTATTTTTTTTAAAAAAATAATAATTATATAATTTATAATGTCTATTGTTTTGGCGCAAGAATTAGTTTCAAGTAATGAAGCTTACATTACTTGGACAGTTAATCCAAGTTTAATATCTCCTTCTAGTAAAGGATTTTTATATTTGACAGATATCAGTCTGTTTGACGAAACTGATCCTAATAATACATTTATTACTTCTTTCCCTATTATTAAATATCAATTACGTCATAATGAATTATTAAGTGGTAATCATGTATTTGAAAATTTAAATGTTGGTAGTTATATTTGCAAACTAAATATCATTAATGGCAGCACTTCTGTTACATCTGACCCACTAACAGCTTATGTTTATTATTTAGCAGCTCCTGAAATTGTTGAAATCATGCCATTCAGCAATAAACTTACAGTTCATTTAGTTCAACCAGAATCTGTTATTCAAAATGTTACTTTTATTTTGTTAGGAAAGCAGATCATTGGTGGTTTAACTCAAGCTTCTTTTGCAAATGCTTTAACTATTATTAAACCTTATAGTGTAGATAACACATATGATATTAATAATCTTGAAAACAATAATGAATATGAACTTTCTTGTTTTTATACTGATACTAATAACATATCCAGTGTTTTATCTAAAACTTTAGTAGAAAGTCCTACTAATTCACCCAATCAAGTTACTAATTTAGCTGCTATTTATGATTCTGTTGAACAAACATTGACGATCACTTATAATATGCCAAATAATTCAGCTGATTATCCTATTATTGATTCCCGTGCTACAATTACAGATGCTAACAATAATGTTACCTATTATTTATCTAGCGAGAATTCAGCAGGACTAAATCCAGCACCAACCCCATCTGATCCTATTGTTTTTAATATGAATAACCAAAACTTGTTATCTACTGATGTCCCATTTACTATTACAATATCTGTTAAAAACAGTCTGAATCTTTGGGGTGAAGTAGAATCACCTGCTATTTATTGCATTCACCCTATTAACTATATCGCAACATCTCTTGTTGCTAGTGATCTTAATTACAATGTGCAGCTAAATAGCATATCTACTACCGATAACTTAACATATGCGAAAAATACTGCTGCGGCGTATACTATTAATTACATCGCAGATGTGTTTCATTGCGATGCTAGTGGTGATATTATTGGAGCCGCGGTTGCTTCTGCAACACAAGCTAACGACATGAATTTTAATTTCACAGGGCTTACTACTGGTTCATTGTATAAACTTGTGTTAAATGTGAATTACGTATATACTTTTGTAGATAATACCACAGCAACTATTAATGAATTAGTTGCCGATACATGCTATTATTATTTTATTCCTCATGATGTTTCAAATCAACTCAGTCTACAAGCAAATCCAATGGATCTGTCTGTTAGTGTTAGTTGGTCTGCAATTACTGTTCAAGAATTGAATGGTTTTAATCTAGATCATTATGAAGTATCTACAGATGGAAATAGTTGGGATTCTAATGGAACAGGTCTTAATAAAGTATTTACTGGATTAACAAATGGGACATCTTATACATTTTATGTTAGAGCTGTTTCTGTTAGCGGTTCAAGTCTTTATATGTCCGGAGTAATGGTTAACGGACAATCTGTTGATATAACTTCTGTGCCTTTTGGAAATCCTGTAGCACCCATATTTGTCAGTCAAATGCCTGGTGACACCAAATGCACTATTGTTTGGGAACTTGACGGATCACCTTATAACGGTGGCTTGTTTGATAAATTTCAAGCACAAATTAATTCATCCTTTTATTCTGAGATTTCTCCTTCTTTTGCAAATGGACAATACACTTATGAATTTGGTAATTTAATTAATTTAAATACTAGTAGCATCCGAATTAGACTTGTTACACATAATCAGCCAAACACAAATAATTTAGATACAACACATAATAGCACACCTTTTACTATTTCAACAATACCATTTGCTCTGCCTACAACTCCTACAGGATTGATTGTTAGCCCTCATACAAATAGTGTGACATTGAATTGGAATGCCGTTTTACCTTCTACAATTATTAATAATAATGTAGAATATGAGATCTATTATAAATTACATACAGATAGCAGTTTTACAGTTATATCTAATATTACAACAAATACACGCACGATAACAGGATTAACATCTAATTTAGAATATGACTTTAAAATACGTTCTACTATATTAAATAGTGAAGTTAGTGACACATTTTACAGCAATTTTACAACAGTATATCCAGGGCGCCCATTTATATATTCAAATGCACCAGTCATGAATTTAGTTGCGGGAAATAATCAAATTACAGTTAATCTATCTCCAAATACTAATAATTTCTTTAATAATACATTTAAGTATCATGCAACGATTACAGATATTAATGGTGAAAATGCAAGAGCTTCTGAATTAACAAACATTACTGATAGTAATGTGCAAACAATAACATTTACTACATTAGGAGATAGCTCTATATTAGTAGATTTGACACAATATACAATTGTTGCCTATTATGAAATGTTGAATACAGATAATAATCAATACTATTCGTCTAATACTGTTAGTAATACTATAGCACCATATGATGCTAATTTACCCACTATTTTGTCTTCCGTTTCAGGCAACCAATCTATTGCATTGACATGGGATGTCTCTGCTTTTAATGGATATAGTATCACAGATTATCAATTATCATTTGATAATACATCTTGGGCTATAATTAATGCCAATTCTATATCTCAAATTGGATTAAATTCTTTTACTACTTCTGTCACTCTAGATCCAAATGGAAGCATATTAGTCAATGGTCAATCATATGATTTATATGTTCAAGTTTTATATACTGTAAATGGTGAGAATTATACAAGTGTATCATCTAATATGGTAACAAATATCCCATATACTTTTTCAACTGTTCCTACTAATATTCAAACTGATCCAAGTGAAACACAAGTGACATTATCTTGGTCTGCGCCAAGCAATTTAGGAGGGCTTGCGCTAGATCATTATGAAGTTTTGCAAGATAGCGGTAGTTGGATTGATGTTGGAACAGATCTTTCATATACATTTACTGAACTAACAAACGGGACCTCGTATACTTTTTATGTTAGAGCAGTCACACTTGATGCATTAGAAGACAATCAATTAATATATGGTTCTTCGGGGTTTTCTTCGAATGTTCCATATAAGGTTCCGTCTGCACCCACCTTAAATAATGCGAATTTTTATAATGTCGAGACAATGAGATATGGTGTTGGTGTTACTATTAATGCGGATAGTAATTTATACAACCTTCCTTTAGACTACTATGAAGCTGCTTTCTGTAATGGTGAATGGAATCAAGTATCTGTTAATAACACTAATAATACAGTTACTTTTGATGCTGTTTCTGCATTAAATTTTCAAATGACAGTGGGCACCACATATTCTTATCAATTTAGAGCGGCATCGTTACATCCTTATCTTGATTCTATTAACGGCGATGTTTATAGTATTAATGTTATACCTTATGTTCCACCGACAGTAGCTCCAACAATAGTTAGTAATGTCTCTAGTCCTGGACAAGTCACTATAAATTGGGATGCATACGATCCTGCTAATTTAGGTGGTCTTGTATTTGACCATTTTGAAGTATCAAAAAATGGTGACAGTCCGATTTCGGTTGGTTCGGATCTTACTTATGCATTTACTGGATTAACAGATGGCACCACTTATACATTTTCAATTGTTGCTGTATTATATCATCAATACGATCCTATTGACGAGTATATAAAAACACCGGCGGCACAACTTGATCAAACACCATACTCTTTACCACCTGCTATTACTAATTTAAGAGCTGTTCCGCATAATGGATATGTGAAATTTACATGGGATTCTTCCACAGCTATAGTAGGAGGGCTTACCTTTTCTAATTTTGAAATATCTCCCGATAATATTAATTGGCTTACTTATAATTATTTAAGTGATTATAATGCTGGTGAAGCTGACTGGGCTGGAGAAAATGGAACTTTAGTTACCTTATATGTTAGAATTAAGGCTGCCCATCCTGATTATTTAATAGGAGCTGTGTATGGACCTAGTGTTTCAGCTTCTAATATACCATATGCTCCTGCTGATATGGTTAATTCCGCAACTTTTGTTACAAGTTCAACTGATCAACAAGTTACTTTTTCATGGGATTTTCTTCCGGTTGAAAATTTAGGCGGATTACCTTTACATCATTATGAAGTGTCAAAAGATGCTGGTGTAACATGGCTACTTGTTCCTGATGGTGAAAATAGCTATACATTTTATGGATTAACAAATGGAGATACTAGTCTAAGAATGATTCCAAGATCTGTTACATTACATCCTGATCCTACTATCGGATTAGTCAATGGTTTATATGATCCAACAATTTACGCATACGATGTTCCATATAAAATTGCTGAAGCACCTACAAATATAAGATCTACGCCCGGTGATCAACAAATTATATTATCTTGGGATGCTATTCCAGTTGAAAACTTAGGAGGATTGCCGTTATTATTTTATTATATTACAATGGATGAGGAACATTGGTATTCTACGAATAATACAACATTTACATTCAATGTCAGTAATACAGGATTAACATTAACAAATGGAACTAGCTATACGTTTATCGTATCGGCTATTACAACCCATCCTAAATTAAATTCCATTCTAAGTTATTATGAATACGTTACAAATGTTCCATATAAAAATCCGGATGCACCTCTTATAAATAGTAATCCTAGTGATCGACAAATAAATTTATCTTGGAATACACCTAATTTAGGAGGATTGCCTATAGATCATTACGAATTATCATACAATAATTCAGTATGGTATGACTTAAATTTAAATACAGATGCAAATATTGCTTATTCTACTAACTCAGAATCTTCTTCTATAACATTTACTGGATTAACAAATGGACAATCATATATTTATTATATTCGGGCAGTTACATTACATCCTTATTTAGGTTTAATAACAAGTTCTGTTTCACAAGCTACAAATATCCCCTTTATAAAACCTGGGCAGGTATCTAATATTGTTGCTAGTGCGATTAATAACATTTTGTCTTTCTCATTTACACCACCTGAAGATGTGAATAACAACGTATTTACACAATATTACGAATATTCAATTGATAATTCTGTTACATTTAGTCCTTTATATCAATTATTGACATATCAGGCATCTATTGGTGATAATTTATTTGCATTGATCATTCGTTCTTATATAATAAATCCAAATAATAATGTTATTCATATTAATGGCGATTCAACTTCATTAAATAATTTACAAAATCTTGATATTGTGTCTCCTCAGAATTTGTCAGCAACTGGTGGAAATGGCACGGTTACATTAACATGGGATGCTATTCCGAATACTACAATTGAAGTTTATTATTTAATAAATGGTGCAAAGACTGCTGTAGATACTACGACTAATAATTATTATACATTTTCGGGATTGGTAAATGGAACATCATATAATTTTAATGTAGCTATAATTAATTCTGTTTACTCTTCTAGTAGAAGAGGGACTCCGATGCTTCCTCTAATTGCTCCACAGAATTTGTCTCCAACTATTGGAAATGGCACAATCACATTATCATGGGATGTTGTTTCAAACACGACATATCAGGTTTATTATGCAACTGATACTGCCGCTACTAATAAATTAGGTATTTATAATAATGCTGTTTCACCTCATACATTTAGTGGATTAATAAATGGAACTACCTATTATTTTTTCGTGGTTTTATCTAATGATACTACTTATTTTAGTTATAAATCAGCAACTCCTCTGCTTCCTCTTTTGGCTCCTGTTATTAATTCAGTAACCAAGAGTGGGGATAATTTATTTTTAGATATTGATTTTGGCAATAGTTCATCTGTAAATATTGATATTGCTGCTTTGGTTGCACAAAATAATACAATTAGCGGAACAAGTGTTTCATCTATTGTTACATACACTCCTTCTATAAATCCTATTAGATTTACAGGTATGTCTAATTATACTTATTTTAGTATCACCGTTTCAAATTCAGTTGGCTCTACTACTGGTGCATATTCTATTTAATTTAATTTAGTTTTGTAATAAGTATAATAAATTTATAGATCTATAAATATAAATTTTTAATTTTATATTTATATTATCATTATATATAATGTCTAGTATTAATTTTATTTCTACTACCATAAATAGACAAAGAGCTTTGAATATTATTAAGCAACAGATTGTTGCTTCTAGGCAAAATGTTGTTGCTTCTAGGCAAAATGTTGTTGCTTCTAGGCCAGTGATTTATGTTCCTGAGCCAGTGATTTATGAACCAAAAACAATTTTAAAATCTGTTGGATATTCTACACCAGTAGAATATGTTCATGTTCCTCATGATGTTCCTCATGAAGATCAAGTGATTGTTTTAAAACCAATTAATTAAAAATAATAATATTTAAGTATTGTTAGTTGCTATCACTGGTCGATAATAGATTTGAAAATAAATTTAGAATATCCAAATAGTAATCCATTGATGCAGTAATGAAATCACCTCTATAATCTCGACTCAGAATCTGATTGGTGTCATAAATTACAAATAAAGAAAAGAGACCAAGGCCAATACAGGCTAATGCTTTTTTTACAGCAGATAATCGAGGACCGAACATATTTATTAGTTTAGCTATAATTAGCGCCAATAAAGCCCAAAATAAAAAGGCGCCAAATTGGTAGCCCAGATATTGACCAAAGCCGACTAGTGCAGCACCAACCGCTAACATTACACCAAATATGGATAGAGCACCTAGTATTGCAATATTTATTAATTCGGGATCATATTTGGTTTTTAAATGAGACAATAATATGCCTGATGACCAAGAGAATAGTCCAAAGATCAAGAATTTTAAAATAGGATGCATTGGCACCAATACTAATACATAAATGATAATGATTTGCATACCAAACAAGGGCCAAAATCCGATATTAGGATTATCTGTTTTATTCATGACGTAATAGGTGATTCCAAGCTGTGCGATTAAATTGGCAAATATGAGTATTAAGAATTCCTTCTTTTTGTAAATCAAGTCCCAAAGTTTAGGCCCATTAAAGCTTCTGCTGACGCTTCTGCTGACGCTTGACCCTCCTTTCATCATATTATTTGATCCAAAGAGCCGATTATATATTGATGAATTGGCCATCTTCTACTATAATTTATGTATAGATAATAATATAAAGACATATTTTGACATATATTATTAAAATGAATTTTTTACAGGACGACATTAACTCAGTATCATTGAATCAAGTTACTTCTAATTTCAAAACTAGAACTTATATTAATCAAATTATGATTTTGAATTTGTATGTTGATAGCGATAGCCAAGCATTAAAGAAGGTTTATTGTAACGCAGTAAACAAGCATAATTTATCTTTATTTGAGGATCCATTTTTTTTTAACGCGGGTTTTGATTTGTTTCTACCTGAGAATCAGACGTTTACCAGTGGTTCAGTGAATAAAGCAAATTTTAAGGTAAAATGCTCTGCGCAAATTATCAACATGAATCATTGTGATAGCGATTTAAGTAACGATTCAGATAATAGATTTTACACCGGCTATTACATGTATCCTAGGTCTAGTTTATCTAAGACGCCATTACGTCTTGCCAATTGCACAGGGATTATTGATGCGGGATATAGAGGTCCACTTATTGGCATGTTTGATTGCTTGTCGGCGACTGAATATGTTACTGATGGATTGACGCGTTTATTGCAAATTTGTGCCCCTAATTTAATGCCAATTTATATTAGAGTGGCTGACTCTATTGACGATCTAGGACCTGAAACGACTAGAGGAGAGGGCGGATTTGGATCTACTGGGTAAGGGAACTGCCGTCTTCGCTTTAACGAAGTAAAGCAGACCTTATGATCCAATGCTTTAAATATTATATATTTTATTTGTCTAATATATAATATGAGTTTTTCTTTAAAGGATCCAAAAACAAGGAACTTAATTGTCGGTCTCTTTAGTTTGTTAGTTGCGTTATGGCTTGTCATGTTTGCGGTTCCGGATCTTTTTGTTAATTTATTTGACACCCCTTTAGGCAACTTAATTCTAATTGTGTTTATTATTCTTGCGACTATGCATAGCATGGTTATGGGTCTTGGTCTGGCTGCTGTATTCGTTATTCTCTATCGTTTATCTCACCATCTTTTATAAAGGTGATGTCAAAATCTAATCCATAATTTACATTTTTAAAAAGTCAAAATAATATAACTATATTTTAATATGAATATAGTTATAAAATATAGTTATATCAAAATATTATTGTTGATCATTTGTGTTTATATTTTTTATCCAATAATAGATAAGTATTTGAATAAATTATTAGGGATAAAGGATAATAAAGGCAAAGAAGGTTTTGTCTGGTCCCGAGACACTATTAAAAAATTCAACGTCTATCAAGATACTGTTAATTTAAATGCAAATCAATATAACATGAGTGTCTTGCAGGAGCAGGCTTCCGAAGATGAAGCAAAAGAGTTAATGAAAAATGGTTATTGGCCTTGGTCTCAGGATACAAAGAAACAATATATTGAAGGGGTTTGGCAGAATCCGATGATCAAATTTGATCCCGGCGCTGCGCTCAATTATGCTATGAAATTATACAATGAGAGCGCTGCTAAAAAGCTTTTATCATGGAATACCAAGGAAGGCGAGTTCTTGCTCTATGGCAGCACAAATAATAATTCTAATAAAGATATTATTGGCATTACTGCAGGGGATGATGGTTCGTTTAAAGGCGTAGGTCAAGGTGTCACAGTGGACGGCCAAATCAGCAAAAAAAATATATTTAAATGTTCTGATGATTCGAATCCGGTTTTGCAGAAAACAACTGTGAATGGATATAATTTATATAATGGTTTTAAAAATACGACAACTGTTAATCTTTCTTCTGATGAGATTCCGAATGAAGTGCCTGGGTTTTCCTTTGTAAATGAGCCATGTAATCCTTGTGCGCCTTTGAATGATGTAGCTGATTATAGTTGTCCTTTTAAATTAAATGTGAAGGGGAATAATGAAATTAGTGATGTTTGGAAGGAGCTATGGTCTATTTAGATCTTGTCTTTTGTTGGTGGCTGACAGGAAATATCTCGCATCATTTTTAGAACACCTAAGCTTGAATATCCGGATGTGTCGTCTTGGCTTAATTCGTAGTTCAAATCTTCCTGAAATGTTGGTTTTTTTAAAGGCGGACTGCTAAATGTTGTGCCTCTTCTTAAAGGAGTTATTAATACATTTGTTAGGTCTTGATCTGGATCTGGATTATGATCTGGATCTAAATCTTGGTCTTGTGTCGTCGGTCTACTCGAATAAGTCTGTTGCCGTCCTTGAGAGATTTGACGCGCAGCGGTATACATCAGTCCATGAGCTGTGTCAAATGATTTGATTGCAATATAAATATCGTCACATAGCGTCTTTAAGAAGGCATCATTCTTTAAATTATTCACGGTAATATAGTCAAGCATGGTCTTGAAGAAATCTTTCATGATTTGCTTTAAATCATCTTTTTGTTTTTTTTGTTCTGCTAATTTTTTTTGTTTTTCTTGAAATGCTTGTATTTCTGGTTTATATAATCCTGCATATCTTTCAAAAGGATCTTCTAAAATAGTAATTCGACCTTCGAGTCTTTCCAATAGTTCTCTAGTTGCAAATAAAAGCTCTTGGGTTCTTTGTCTGAATAAATAATGTGTTAAATCACATTTAGCTAATGTTTGAATAACTGGTAGCGCATGTGTCTGAAATACAATATCATTTGTTAGCACCTCAAATTGTCGGGTTTGGTGAATTGTTCGGCCATAAATTGCTACAAGCGCATCTTTTGGTGTAGTTGTTCTGATCTGATAAATCTTTTGCTGTTCGCCAACTAAGTGTCCAACATCTAAGCTAGTTGTCCATGTATTTGTTGTATAATTATATATTTCGCAGCTCTCTGCGTTTAAGGTGACATCTTCGAGCGCAGGATAAAGAAGTTGGTGAATTACTTCTCCATATACGAGTCCTGCTTTCTCCAAATTATCGACTAAGCGGTATTCATTATGCAGCCCTGTTGACGCCAAGCTTGTTAGAAGAATATTATCGTGCTCTAGTCCGTAGCCCATGAAAATGTTTGGATATACATTGCTTACAAGTGTTTTCAGATAGGTCTTATCTTTATTTCCGTCCGTGATCTGTCCATCTGTTAGCAAGATGTGTGCGACATGTGCTGATGGATGGTCTTTGATATATTTATCTAGATAAGCGGTTGCGGTCTTGAGTGCTTTCTCGATATTTGTTGAATCTTGAGGCTTAATTTGCTTTATCTTTAAAACGATCGCTTCAATCTCCTCTTGAGTCTTTTGTCCTAGGTCTTCGATCGTATCGATATTTACGTATACTTTGCTGTCGAATGATTGTATTCGGATGGAAATTTTGGAACCTGCTTTTTTGTGGAATATACGTATCATGTTTTCTAGTGTGTGGATAATATGCTCCATTTTACTTCTACCATCGCCACAAAGTTCAGACATGGATCCTGAGCAGTCAACCGTGAATAGTAAGAGAATTTCCGATATAATAGGGATTTCGTCCCGCATGTTAATGTTTAATATTCCGAAGCTTTCATCTAAATTATGATGCGGAATTAGGCAGTCATGGACCGAAATACTTTTGTCGTGAAAATTTATTATTGCAGTTTTTATAATTGGTTCAGATGCGCGACTAGGTGCTCTGAATATAGTTTGATCGATTTCAGAATTTTGAGACATTTGATTATTAGATAATATATTATATCGTGTTCGTTTTAAATGGTTGAATATATTATTTTGTAAAGGGCTTAAAGAAAATTCAATTTTTTTTAGGTGAACCGATGGTTCCCCTATGACCCCTCCTTTTTTAAGGAAATCAATACGAAATGCCTTTTTATTAAAGTATTTTTATAAAAAAGTATTTAAATATTGATTTACAATAGTATATATAAATATGGAATCCGCTTCTACTACCGAATTGCCCGGGCCTAATGGTCCTGCGAAGACTCGACTTGTTGATGTGCATGTGACCAATCAGAATGAGGCTTTGCAGCTTATTGTTACCTTTTTGAATTTGGCTCAGAAGCGCGGTGCTTTTACCTTGGATGAGTCGGCGAAGTTGTGGGAGTGTGTGAAGTTGTTTCAATAGAATTTCCACCTTTACCAATGCCTCTGCGAGACATTACAAAGGTGGAGCCAAAGTTTTCGTAAAACTTATAGCCAAACTTGTTTATAATTTAATATATTTATTATCGCGCAATATAATCTTGATCTAATTTGTTGATCAATATTATAATTTTTAGGGCTATAAGTTTTACGTAAGCATTGTAAAACCTTTACTTTAGTTTTGACTCCACCTTTTAAAAGGTGGATAAGTAATTTAATTTTATCTCATTTATAAAATGAAATAAAAATATGTTTCGCTCTGGGCAGGGATCGAACCTGCGATCTTTCGATATATATAATTAATTAATAATTCTAACAGTCGAATGCCGTAAACCGACTTGGCCACCAGAGCATAAATGTATTGCTAGTTCCTATTGGTTTTTATATGCTTTAAAAAATTGTTTTTGCTGTAAGGAACTAATTGTCATAAAATATTTAACGGTTGCGCGATCTGGGGAATGATCCCAGAGCTCAGATTTACTTATCTCATAATGGGAATATAAGAACTGTGATTTAACCGATTAATCGAATCGCGCTTCTAAAATTGTTTATGCTGTTTTCATTTTACGCGCTCTTCTTCTGAGCTATATCAGCATAAGCTGATAATTGGGTATCGCGCCCAATGACCTCGTCGTTATAGTCGAAATTTAATCGCTGTTAGAAAACATGTTTATTGGTTAATACAAATGATCTTTAATCATTGTATCACATATTATATAGACGAGACTTCTTTAAGTTGTTTTTTTGGTTAAATATATATTAAATGGCGAAATATTTATTTGTTAGTTATAAAAAGGAATATAAGAATATACTTTAGATAATAAGTCAATTCAATCTTTTAATAGTATTTGGGATGCTGGAAAAGAAACTAATATATGTTATTCATCAATATCTGTAAAACTGCAGGTAATTTTAAATGGTGGTATACATAAAAGTATTTAAATATTTTAAATAATATAAAATATTTAAAGTTTAGCGAGGGAAGGTTTTGATCCTCCGACTCCAGGTGTGTTTAACCCGGTGCTCTTCCTCTGAGCTACCCCGCTTCAAGTTTGCCGCTTCAAATTTGCGGCTTCAAGTGCAATTTCCATTTGATTTTTAATATAAAGTTTAAAAGTTGGGTTTGCTGTATGGAAATAAAAAATAAATGTAATTTTGTATTGGTTCTCTTTTTAAGGAGAGTTAACGGGGGATGGTTTTGATCCATCGATCTCCAGATATCCTAAGTAAATTTTGCAATTCACTATATGGGCCTGGCGGGTTACCTCTTCCCTACCCCGTTTAAAGTTTCATTTTTGTATTGGTTCTCTTTTTAAGGAGAGCTAACGGGAGGAGGGATCGAACCTCCGACCTTTGGATTATGGGTCCAATACGCTACCACTGCGCCACCCCGTTTCTATTTTCATTTTTGTATTGGTTCTCTTTTTAAGG